AGTTTTTTACTTAACCAACTATTTAGTATTTTGTCCACTTTTCCCATTTTTAGATAGAAATATTTTTAATTTTGTGATGTTAGATCGCGTCGGCTTAGTTGCACGAGGAACAATCTGGGTCACAGTCTGTACCGCAGTCTGCATATATCCAAAGGTTGTTTTGATTTCTTAATAAAGGTACGTTAGTTTGTAGACCACTAAAATATTGATCTGTTTTATCTGGCATCATACCGTCGTTACCAGGATTTGTATAGTCTGGGAACATACCAGGGTTATCTCTAAAGAACTCTACTAATCTTGTCGCATAAAACTCAGCTGTATCTAATACAGTACCTCTAAGGTATCTCAGTTCTTCTAGGGTAGTTGGTGCAGTCTCTTCTGATGTACCATTAACAATACCTTGATTAACTACTTTATATTTAATGGATGGTAAGATCATATACAAAGCGTATTGCATTAGAGTCTTTCCAACATAATCATTTAATAGTAGATCTTCATCAGCCGTTAAATCATTAGCAATTACACCAGCTTTTAACCTTGTATACAATTTAGTACCTATAAGGTTCTGAATGTAAATATCTTGTGCTTGTAAGATATGTGGTGTAATCTCATTTAGTCTAACGTTGTCATCTAACTGAGTCCACTGTTTTAGTCTTTGTTCTGATACTAATAGTACTTGCTTTGCCATGTTATTCGTTTGCTATATTTGTAATGTCTTCTTGTACAGCGATATCATCTGCATCAGTACCAATAATCATAGGAACTGGTTCAACAGTTAATGTTACGTTTAAGCCATATAAGTTTAGTAAGTAACCAAATGTATCGATTACTTTAGTTTGTTTTGGTCTTACAACTGTATTCATAAAGTGTGAGTACGCTGTAATGATTTCATCTGCATTAGATGAGAAACCAGATGCATCTACAACACCTAATAATTTAGGAGATGTAATTCTATGTGCAGTTAAAATTCTACTAACTGTTCTAGCATCTACTAATAAGTAATAGTCATCATTTGCAGACTCTATTGGTGTTACTTCCATTTCTTCACCAGGTCTAGAGAAACCTAAGAAGAATCTACCAGCATTCTCTTCGCCAGTGAATGTGTTCTCTATTTCTCTATAAATGTCTGCTCTTTCCTCAGGATTAGGAATACCATTTCTGAACTGAATGAACATAGATGGAGATAAACCGTTAGAGATGTTCGCGTTGTGGAATCTAGCGATACGTGCATCAAGTTGAATATCATTCATAGCTGACACATACGGTGGCAGTGGATAGACATCTTGACCTGGCTGATATGATTTACAGTAGTAGATTTGTGATGCGTTATCACCTTTATTGTTAGTTACATCAAATGCAGCATACTCTACTGGTTTGTATTTTCTAATAGCAGACCAATCTGATGAGTAAAAGTATGAAGTTATCTTATCTTCATCATCTGGAATAGCAGATCTTACATTAGCAAATGGTAAATGATACATTTCAGCTATACGTGTACCTTCTTTATTCCAAATAACATTCATTGAATATCCACCAAATAGTGTATAATCTAATGCTATTTTACTAAACACTTCATCGATAGTCTCACCTTGTGTGTTTATGTACTCTTTACCATATGTTGTTATACCTTCACCAACAATACCATCTTTAATTGAATTGATACAAGTAGCATTAATTGCTGATGTATCATATAAACCGATAATAGTTTGTGGGAATAGGTTATCACCACCGAATCTCATGTATTCTTTACCTCTTACTTCAGAGATAACTGGTAATTCTAGTGCTGTAAAGGCTTGTCCTTTGATAGAGTATAAACTCTCTGGGTTTCTTGTGCTCATATTATATATTAATAATTTGGTCTAAAGTATGTATCCGACTCTCTTTGTTCGTTGTTAGATATGTAATTCTCAGTGTTGTAACTACCACCATTTTCGAATATTAATTTAATTAAACCTTGTTCTGCTACACCTACTGTTGGTTTATCTGTAGGTCCGAATGGTACTGACACAACAAATTGATAGAATCCATCTCTATGTTCTTGATCAAAATTAGGAATTTGACTAGTATCTACAAACCATCTAGTGTATCTGTCACGATTTTTATAGACAGGTCCAATTTTAGGAAATGGTCCTAGCCACTCTTGTGTATTTAATGATCTATACCAAGTCCAAAAGTTGCCATCTTCTTGAAAATCTCCAGATTTTACATCACCATTCCAATACATTTCTATATAAGAGCCAGTGCCTCCAATTTGATCAGTTACATATCCAGTCATATTTAGTAATTATGTTTATCTAATAAGAAATATAAAAAACAGTTAAGTTGTAATAAACAAAAAAAGGGTAACATTTCTGTTACCCTTAATTATTATATAAAATTGAGTTAAAGCTTATGCCTCAACAATCGATCCTGTAACTTCAAATGCTGGTTGTTCTTCCATACCAGAGAAAGTTAGTTCATATCCATTTCTGTCACCATATGCCACACCAGATACAGATGTACCTGCAGTCATATAAGCTCCTCTTTGGATACCTACTGAAAAGTATTTATCGTTGTTATCTTTAAATACAACTACCATTTCATTGTTCTGAGATAATAATAAGATTTGGTCGCGTTTTGCTGCTTCCATCTTATTTAGAATCATAGTTAATGCTTGGTCGTAAAATACTGTTCCGTTTTCGTTAGAAACATTGATAGTTTCTGTGAATGAACTAGTTTGTCTTGGAACTTGAAACGCAAAGAAATCACTAGGTGTTAATGCTGAACCTCCAACTGTAATAGCTGAAATTGTTCCTGATGTTTCAGTGATTGACTGAACTGGTCCGTTAGCGATGAAGATCGTTTCAATACCTCCGTTACTATCGTTACAGTCTAATGTAAATCCTGATGTAATATCACATGCCATAGTTTCTTATTGTTTTTTTTAGTTAATTAAACCAGGATCACCTAAATGATCCTGGTTAGTTTGTTTTACGCCATATCGTTTGTAGCGAATAAGTTGACTTCGCCAACTCCTACACCCAATCTCCAAGCTGCTCTAAACTTCATTACGTCAGATGCTTCGTCGTAGAAGAATCTAAAGTTATCTAATTCATCAGTTAAACCAGTTGCTGCTAAGATCATCTTACCAGGACCAGCGAATTTGTAATCAGATCCAACAAGACCTGAAGACTTAACTACAGTGATGTTAGTTCCAGGAAGGATAACTACATCGTTTCCAGATACTGAATCATAGTGGAATAAGTTAGAAGCTACTAAACCTCTTACTAATGCTCTATAAGCGTCAGGAGAAACAACCATAATCAAGTCATCTCTATCTTTTACTGCTTCATCAATTGCATCATATAAGTCTAATGCTTGCTCAACTGCGTTAGCTGCAGTCCATGCTGCTGGAGTACCACCTTGAAGTGTTGCTCCGTTTGCAGATGTAATCTGTGCTTTAAGACCAGTAGTAGCGCCGAATCCGTTGATTAGGAAACCTTCGTTGTACTTTCTTAATTTGTCTGCGTAAGATTCAGAGATTACTTCCTCGAAAGGTAAGAAATCGTTACCAGTACCAGCGTTCATAAATGCTGATTGGTATACTGATCTTAAATCTTCGATACACATTTCAGTCTTAGACTGTAATGATTCGATTGTTACGTTTACTTGCGAGTAAGTTACTTCACCGTCTGAAGTCCAACCACAAGATAATGCTGATACAGGTAATGCTGCATCAACTAAATTAATAGCGACTGTTCCACTAGTGAACCCGCTTCGTAGATCTACATAATCAAGTAAATCTGTTTTTAATACAGCCTTCGAGATAAGATCGATTGATAATTGATCTGTATATGCTGGAAGGGCTGAAATGTCAAATCCAAATGCCATAATTGTTAATTGTTTTTTTTGTTAGTTTAAATTATTTGTTGCGGATAGCTCTTAATGCATCCATTCTTGTAGCTAGAGTTGATTCAGCTTCTTGTTTTTGTTTGCTGAAGTTATTTCTAACTGGTTTTGTAGCAGGTTCATCAGCTACCACATTAAATCTTTCTTGTAAAAGAGATAATTCTTTTTTAAGTTCTTTGATTTCGTCAGTGTAAGGCTCTAACATAGTTGCAATACCCTCAAGCATTCCTTCTACGTCGAATTCTTTCTTCTCTTCAATCTCGATTTCTTCTTCTTCCATCTTAACTTCTTCTTTATCTTCTTCAGAAGCTTCAACTTCAGCGCCCATATCTTCGATATTAGAGATTTCGCCGTTTTCACCAACCGTAATCAATTTACCATCAGTTGTTTCGTGTTTCCCTGCAGGTGCGAATGGATCTTCTGATGCACCCTCTCCAGCTCTTACAAAAAGGATTGCTCCATCTTGTAATTCACCTTCAGTATACACTTCAGTTCCATCTACTAGAGTTGCCTCTGCAAATGATTTTTCAACAACTGTTACTGTTTCTGTGTCAGCTCCGAGCATTACTCTAAGCTTTGAAATTGCGTTCTCGACTGTCATACTGTAATAGTTTTTTTAGATTATTATTGTCCTGACTTAGTGCCAGGTATTAAGTAATATAGAAAAGGTCCATATTGACAAAAACTAAACTTTTTTGAAAATAAGTGCTCAAATATTTTTTTATGTCAAATATATTGTGTATATTAGTAGTATACTAATGGAGATAACTCCGATAAAACAAACAAAATGGAATTAACAACAAACAAAATGGTAATCGCTTTAGACATGAATGAAATCATGTGTGAACTTCAATGTAATGCCGATGAAGCTATTGACTCAGGTATTACAATAGATGACGAGTGGATCTATGACAATTTATGTGACCTAACATTAGGTTATGATTTATGGGAAGAGACTGACAATGTGTGGTATGAAGTGTACCAAGATACAGTTGACTATTGGAATGCTCACGGAGAATTCTAAAAATAAATTAAAAATAAACCGCATAAAGTTTTTTTATGTCAAATCTTTTTCGTATATTAGTAGTATAATAATAACAAACAAATAAAACAAAATGGAATTAACAACAACATCATTCGAGTACATTTATGAACAAAACTATTCAGACTGTGATGAACTCCACAAAGAGTGGTTAGAAGATACAACTGGAGAAGTAGATCGTTATACTGACGATGATGTTCA